GGAAGGCAAGTAGGATAGTGGTTGACCAGAATGGCATGGGAGAACGGATGCTTGAGGATTTCACCGAACTTGGTAGTTTAGTCAGGGGAGAGATGTTCACCGCACCTTTTAAAGACAGGATAATCTCGAACCTTCTCGTGATGATGCAGGATGGTAAACTGAAGATACCGAGAAATGAGAAACTCATGCAGCAGATGCACGCATTGAAGAAGACAGTGACCACCACGGCAGTAAGATATGCGCACCCGGAAACAGGAAGAGTCCAGCATGACGATTTCGTATGGGCACTGGCACTGGCTGTCTATGAAGGAGCAGCAAGCGGTGTCGGTGGAGGTCCGGTACTTTTAGACTCACCGTTGCTTTCAGTGGACGGAGGACCGAGACTTGACGAACTCACTGCCGACTTTGGAGAATACTGATATAAATAACCAAACAACGGAGATTATAGTATGGGAAAGTTCACTGAAAGTATAAAGAACGTTTTTGTGAGAACAGAACCCGTCAGGAAGGGCTATTCACTGCAAAATCTTGAAATACCGAAGAATTTCATAAAAGAGCAGGGAAAGGTTGATTTTGACGATACGAGGTGGAATTCAGACACATTGGGGGTCACGAACAAGGAACTTGCCAAAAAGATAAAGAAAGTGCCATATAATTACGATTTATTCCTCTCATGCTACAAGAACATACCGAAAGTATTTAGGGCAATCAATACGCGGGCGAACTTCGCAATCCAGTCCGGTTGCAGGCTAATCGGTGAAGAGTCGGATGTCGATAAGATTGACAAGTGGGAGAGGAAAGTTCATTTTGACAACAACAAGATACAGATAGCCAAAGAGATGTTGCTTTACGGAAATGTATATATACAGCCGATGGGAAAGGGTGACGCACTGGAACTCAAATTCCTTCCCGTAACTACCATGCGAGTTATCAGGGAAAACACGGGACAGATAGTCGGATATGCTCAGATTTACGACAGAAAACTCATCGCACAGTGGGGTCCGGAAGAGATAATCCACATAAAGTGGAATTCAATAGGTACTGAGGCTTACGGGATACCAGAACTGAGATGTCTGGTGGATGTTCTGGATGCCAAGTTGGACAATGAGACTCTGATACCGAAGATAATCAAATACAACCTCGAACCAAGAGTAATCATAAAAGCCGGTTCTCCGGAGAAACCTTATAGCGATGCGCAGATTTCAAACTTCAAGGGTCAGTTGCAGAACAGGATAGCGGGTGGTGACATGATTGTACCCGGAGACATAACGATAGAGATAATCCAGCCGATGCAGGGTGGCGCGGATTCGGCGGCGACTTTGATAAACCACATAGAGAACCAGATAAATACCGGATTAAACTTACCACAGATACTTATAGAAGGACGTTCTGACGCGCAGGGGTCTATGATACAGATGGACGCACTTGAAAGGGACGTTAAAACAATTCAGGATGTCATGGGACTGGCGATTGAGAAGTATATATATACAAGGTTACTTGGTAAGGAAGATGTACCAACTATCGTCTGGAACCCGATGAACATAGAGACAGCACTAAGGGAATCCAGAACACTTAGACAGTTGGTTGGGGATTTCAAGTCTCCGAATATAATAACAGTAGATGAAGCAAGGGAGCAACTCGGCTATATGCCCATGCCTGAGAAAGAGAAGAACAAACCGTTGCCGCTTTTCGGTGGTGACGAACCAAATAAACCCGGTGGTGGAAGTGGTCCTAATGAACCTAAGAAGCCAGTTGCAGGAAAATGAAATAACTGAACTCGGACCAAAGAAGGTTCGTTGCCAGAAGTGTGGACAGTATATAAGAATATCTCAGGCGCATACCGATTTCGTGCATAGGAACTGTTCTACCAAGTGGAGGATATTCGACGGTAACAGGAAGGAAGTCTTCAAGCACGAACTTCTCGACGGTAAACTACTTACCGGCATGTTGACAGAACCGCCAGATGTACCAAGAAGGAAGAACAGGACGATTGATAAGAATGAAATCGGAGATTTCTATTTCGAAGTCTGACTATTTTAAGGATGTCCGACTTGTCATGTTCGTACATATGAGAATACTATGGACTTTGTACGATTTCGATGAAGAGACTGGCGGGAAGTCCCAACCACTCGCTCTAATCACAGGTGACTCACCAGTTGGAATAACGTACCAGTTTGTCGTTAATTAACGATTTCATTTAAATAACCATCTTTGGTAAACATTAATTATGCCTTATGGTGGAACTACTCCTGCTGAAGACGCAAAGATAGAGAGATGCGTAGCAGATGTCACACCAACATTGACGCAGTATTCCGACCCAAAGGAGAAGAAATCACACGCAATAGCGATATGCAAGTCGAGAATTATGAAAAAAGAAGGGCTTTGGTATAAGAGACCGATAATCTGCGAAGAGAAAGAGTTCGGCGGAGAGAAGAAGACTTACATAATCGGCAATGCCATCGAAGTCGGTATAAGCAGGAACAAGGTCAAATACACCGCCGATGAGTTGGCTTCCGCTGCAAGGACACTCATTGGTAAACCACTGTTACTTAACCACGGAGATAATGATGTCAGGAACATAGTCGGAAAGATAATTGATGCGACTTTTGAGAACAATGGGGTTCCTTTCAGGGCAGAACTGGACCCGAATGAGCATACCATAATCAGCAAGGTTAAAGGTGGGTTCATAAACTCAGTATCAATCGGTGCTGACTACAAAGACATTTATGAAGATAATGATGGGATAAAACATCCAAAGGGACTCGAATTCCTCGAACTGAGCCTCGTGCCGGTTCCGGGTGTACCCAATGCAACAATTTCACAAGTCATCGAAGAGAGATACGAACTTAAAAAGTTGGAGGAAGAGAACATGGAAAAAGAGGCTTTGATGCAGGAAATCGCCGACCTGAAGAAGAAATGTGAGCAACTTACCACTGAAAAGGCAGAAGTTGCAAAGATTCAGGAAGAGAAGAAACCAGAACCTGTGGTTGTTACCATAGACAATAGCGCAGTAGACGCTCTGAAAGAAGAACTCGCAAAACTCCAGAAGCAGGTAGAACAGAACAAGGGAATTACCGAGGAAGCACCGAAAGAGGAGTCGAAATACAAGATAATTGTCGAAGGTAAAGACACCAACGGAGAAATATACAACCCAAGAAGCATGGTCTTCTGGGCGGTCGATAAGAATGGAAAAGTACCATATTAAGTTTAAAATAGGAGGGTGGTAAAAATGGCACTATATGTAGTTAATGCACTTGACGGACATGGCGCGTTTTCCGCGACTGTCAGCGAAGCAAATGGAATAGATGCTGGTCAGTTCGTGAAAGCCACATCAACCGAAGAGATAACAGCGACAGGAACAGTTGTTGACAAAATCCTCATAAGTATTTGCGATGCGGCTGGTGACGAAGACACCTGCGTCGGCATAGCAATCGAGGATGGAGATAACGGAGAGGTTATCTCAGTAGCCACCAGAGGAATATTCCGATGTCCGATGGACTCAGCCAACGGCGCGATAACTGCCGGGATGGTTGTTCAGGTCGGAGACCAAGCAACAATCGGATATAAAATAGAAAAGTATGATGCAACAGACGGCGCAAGACCATTGGGTCAGGCGTTGACTCCCGGAGACACTGATGATGACTATGTCACTGTCAGGATGGAGATGGGTAACGGCGCAGGCGCAGTCTAAATGCAAAACGGGGAGAATAAAAATAGGAGGAAAATATGAGTAAGCTAAAGGAGCTTTTAACCAGAGATACCGAGAGTGAACTGATACCGTCAACAATAATGGGCATCCTACTGCCTTCGGTGCAGGCTAACCTGATAATGACACAGTTGCTTGCGAGAAGGATAGGACCAGAGAGCATACCCGGTTCATCGATAGACCTCGACCTTAACACAGCAGACAATATGATTGTCGAACTGACAGGTGAGACTGCTGAGTTCGGGAAGTCACAGGCGGCGGCTGAGACCTTCAACATGAAACCCGTGAAATATACAGTTGACATCCAGATTTCACGGGAGATGATTGAGGACTCAAAGTTCGCGGTTGTGGAATGGAACATCGAAGAGGCTGGATACAAAATGGCTCAGAAGATGGATAACCTGCTATGCCAAGCGGTTTACACCGGGGCAGACGCGAATGGTACAGACCACATCACAAATGCCGGTTCAGCACTGACGATAGCCTATCTGACGACTTGCATGAAATTCCTTGAGGCAGATAACCACGTCTGTACGGACATGATTGTCTCCGCTGGGATAGCAGAGGATTTGAGGAACATAGACTCTTTCGTGGAAGCGGACAAGTTGGGCAGCAGGGAAACTTTCGAGAGGGGTCTTGTTGGTAGGGTTTACGGGATGAACGTCTTTATGACGAATCAGGCTAAAGGAACACAGACGACATATGAAAGGGCGCTGATAATCGACAGGAGACACGCACTCGTACTTGCCGAGAAGAGACCGATAAGCATCGAAAGGTACAATCAGGTCAACAAAGATGTTGTTGGCATCGCAGTCTCTGCGAGGTTCAAGGAAAGGTATCTGCGGAAAGAAGCATGTGCGGTACTATATACAACCTAAATTGACTCCCCTTAACTTACATTTTTAGGGAGTCGACTTAGTTAGGAGAAAGAGTATGAAAAGAGAAATGATATTATTTACCGCCTTTGCGATAGCGTTAGCATCGCTTTTCGGCGGGGCATTGGCGGCGCAGTATTCGGTTGTATCGGTGGATTTGCCGACTACCGGGAATGGCACTTATGTCGGTGATAACTATGTAAATTTCAGTGTCACTCTTAACTTCTCGGCTAAAAACTGCACGTTCATAGTCAATCAGACATATTATCTCACCGGAGTGAATGTATCAAGTTCTGACGGAAAGAAGTGGGGTATAAACATAACTAATCAGAAAGAATCTTTTTTCGATAATACGACAAGTATAAATGTAACAGTGAATGTTGAAAGGGGAAGCGAGAATGAGACAAATATAACTGGCTACCGGTGGTGGGTAGATACCATTACACCAGTAGTTGCTAATTATACCACGAAACCTTACACTTACAATACCACGGGAGGCGACATGGTGATTGTTTCATCAGCAGTGACTGATAATAACACTGTGAGTTGTGGTTATCTGTTATATTATCGTGCAGTGCAGGCGAGTACGCCAGAACTTGTCGGAACATATACCGGAGTAGTGAACCAGACGAGTGCCGTGAGGACGACCACATGCAATTCGACATTCACATATGTCAATCTCACTAAGAATGGATTCTACACGATTCAGGGTTATGCAACAGACCAGAAAGGACATACTGGTGTATCATCTCAAAATGAGACGTTGATAACGAATATACTGGTAGCCAACAAGTGGAATGCCATTGCTGCGCTTTACTCAGATGCCAACCAGACTCGTTTATGGGGAGACGAGCCGAGGGGCGGAACACTTATGGCTTGGGCTTGGAATCACACATCAATATCTTATGTATCAATCTGGAATGAGACCACGGCTGGATACAACACACACCAGATTAATACCGGTACGAATAACGTCAGCAGAATAGATATGGGAAATGCACTTTATGTATATCCATCAGCAGATATACTTTTATTGAGAAGGAACGTAACCGTGGAAACTGCATATGAGAATGTGACACTGCTTAACAGGACATCCCGCGGTGGTGCTTGGACGGCTACTGGAAATATCTATGCAGACTATACGACACTCGCGCTTTCAACAGCCACGGCAAATACGAGTTGGGTAAGTTATCTTAATATAAGCAATGGATACTATTATACATACATGAGGGGATTCGGTCCGGCTATCAACAATGTGACCATACCGGTCGGACAGTGCATCTGGCTCGATGGAAACAACACAGGAGACATGGGATGGAACAGGAGGACAAACGCATGAGATTAATATTCGAGATTGGCATACCGATAATGGTGGCTTTGCTGCTTGTTACTTTATTGGTGACTGGAATCGTCTCAGCGCCGTTTTCACCGATGCCAGTAAGCATGAAGGTCATTAACGTTGGTTCACTATCCGGATACAAAATCACGCAGACTAACCTGAGAACCAGCGAGACAGTGACTCTTACCACAGACGGCAACGGATTCGTGTTATATGACTGGTCAAACAGTCAGTTCAAGTGGATTCCGGGTGATACGATAAGGACTACGGTTGTTGAATGTTCATCGAGTTCATGCACTGTTGATAAGGTAATAGACTCGGAGGGGATGCCGATTTACTTCACAATAGATATAACTGGAAAGGCTTGCCCATCTTGCCCGACTTCTTCATGTCACTGTGCGACCTGTCCCGGTTGTCCTTCGACACCGAGTTGTCCGGATTGCCCAGTAGTGACCTGTCCTGACCCGGTGGTGTGTGAGACTTGCCAGACTTGTCCAGCAGAAAAGGTCTGCCCGGTTTGTGAGACCTGTGAACAACCGAGTGGTTGGGAATGGGTATATGCCGTTCTGGGACTGATATTCGGAGTACCTGCCGGTTCACTTGCGATATATTACAGGAATAAGAATACCGGGAAATATAAGAAAGTGACAGAAACGAGGCTTAAAGACGGCACTGTCAAGAAGGAGGCGGGTTAAATGCCAGTAGGTCCATATGGTATAGCAGGAACGGTAACGCTGGATGGTACTGCGGTTGTTGGTGGTAAGATATGGGCGAGAAGTCTCGGATACCATGTAAATATGGATACTGTTAAGAATATAACATACTTTTACACGGATGGTGCAGGACATTACCTGATAGACGTTGCCAATATAGCTTCGGCAGTTACCAACGCAGATACGGTGAGGGTCTACTGCGAAGTTGATGAGATTGCCACATTCGCAGATGTGACCATAGACACGACCAAAGGTGGTGTTACACAGAACTTCACTCTTGTCGCCAAATCTGGTTTTACTGACGGACTGAAGAACACGACTGCGACAGATGGAACCGGAGAACTTCTGCATAACCAACTTACAATCGGTCTTAAAGATGGGATGGTATAAATGGTAGTATCAAAAACCACAACCGGAATATACACCACGCTTGAAGGGACGTTATCTGAAGTGGTCACACAACTTAACACGGACGGCATACATATTCAGGAAGTAAGACTTCTTTACGACTCAACTGCCAAGTGTGTGGCAGTATATCACACGAGACCGTAATTTATATAACCATTAAGTTCTTAAATTAATAATGACCGTCGTAGATAACCTCTCTGAAGACGAAATTCGCAAATTTGATGCACTTTCTTATATATATTCCACCACTTATAGCGGTTCAAACCTTACCGCGATAGTCGAAAGATGGGGGAATTTGCAGAAAACAACTACGTTTTCATATTCGGGAAGTAACCTGACAGCATCAACTACGACTTGGGAGAGGTTATGAGCATACCGACTCATGTTAAGGAACATGCGATATTGGGAGTGAGAAGTGCGGCGGTCAGTCAAGCTGCATTAACAAAGACAACATTCATTGGTACAGACCTATCTGGTTCGGATGGTGATATTAATCGCGTGTTGACATTGGGAAATTCGAAATTGACAACATTCTACGTCAATTCAACTTGGTTTTGCAATCAGACAGTTTGCTATCAGCTTGGAACACTCATCGCAGACAGAGATACATACAATTCCACTGCCGATGTGTGGAAAGTAGTAGACAATCTCACCTTCCGTACCATCGCCGCCGGTTGGCGTGGCAACATAACCGCTGAAATCTGGAAGGTAGCAGACAACCTGACTTTCAGGAAGATTGGCGAGGGGTGGCGCGGGAACACTACCATTGAAGTTTCGGCAGCAGTTAATGCAAGCGGCTTCCCGGCGGCGAGTATAACTGGAACCCTCGCGGTTGGTCATGGCGGTACAGGATTCAGTACGATAACCGACACATATGTGGTCATAGCCACAGGAGCTGATACCCTCGGAAGCGATTCGGGATTTACATTTGAGGATTCAGCAAATGACCTTACCGTTCTCGGAGACTTGAAAGCCGGGGACGACATCTGGGTCAACGGTTCGACCACGCAGGGCGTGACCGGCGAGACCACCGGCAGGATACACGTCAAGGCAAGCGCCACGGACTTTCTGAGTATAGGCGCGGGCACTTCATGGTTCTATCAGACGGGTGCATATGAGTGGACAGTGGATGATACATACTTCGGTCCTTACACCGCCGGAGCGAACAATTTCTGTTCTACATCGGCGGAGTGCGGAAACATCTACATCGCCTCTGACAAATACGTCTACTATGGTTCGACGCAGGAATGCAGTTCCGGCTATAACTCGGCGACCGGGTACTATCAGGATACATGTTAGGTGATTAAGATTGACGGAAAAAGCAGATACGACAAGTATGCAATCATCGTTGGATTCGGGATGTGCATATCCATGATAATATACTTCCAGTTTTTCGCCCAAGCACCGACGACCAACTGCGACGGAAACCAAGACATGTATCGCGGCACGAACACGGAAGCCTGCGACTACGGCACAATCGGTGCGTGCAACAATGACCCCTGCTGCAACTGGCACGGTCCTGCCCCCGCGAGTTGTTATACTGCCACTTGTGCCTCAGTCCTCGACACATGCACTGTATGTGCCGGTTGCACCGCTGTCAACTGGAATATAACAGATAATTCCAATTGCGTCGTGAGTGCCAACAAGAACGTCACCGGCTTTATAAATATCAGCGACGGTTCCATAAACATCACCAATGATGCGTGCCTCGGCATGTGCAACGGGTGGTACATGAGGGATACGGCTGACAACAGTAACCACTTCTATATGAATACAAGTACGACGCGTATAAAGAATGGGATGTGTAATTAATGTATATCTATAAAAAAAATAGGATAACACCATTTAGGGTACTTCTGGTTGCTTTTGTTATTCTGGCGACTCTTTATATAATAGACAAATATAGCTATTACCAGAGCAACAGAGACAATGAAATACTCGATGATGGTAAGACTTTGGGAAGGATTGCCTGTATCAAAGATGTTGTTAATGCGACTTTAGGTACTGGTGTGATTGATATACCGGTAATTAACGGTAACCAGACCGGTACGATAAGACTTTGGGAGGATTCGGTATGCCGAGCAAAGTGTGGACAGGAGTGACTGTAACTACTCTCATAGCCATGATAGTAGGCGGAGCTTTCATAACCATAAACGATAAATGGTACTGCGAACCAGAACAGGTACTTAGGGAATGTGTGGCTGTCGGTATGGATGGTAAAGGTTCTTACTGCCAATATACCGGAGAAGACCTGTTGCTACATAAGGATTACTGCACACTCTCTGGTAATGCAGGTAACTGGACGTGGGTAGCCTTATCGACATTCATGGAAGAACAGAACGTGACCGAAGTGGGAAATTTCATCTCGGTCGTGGATTTGAAAGATACTAATCCTGAAATGGTAACTGAGATAAACCCAGATAAAAAAACGATTACTTATGTTACTTTGGGATTCGAGGTTGAGAATGAAAATGGTTCGTATGTATTCGAAGAAACCATAGATTGCCGGAATTACGAAGATGTTTCCATGCAGGAGAAAGAGATAAAAAGAATAGTGCCGATACTGATAGACGAGTATGCTGGTTCGATTCCTAAAGGTTCTTTGTTCGCCGTCAAAATAATAAATATCACTGACGACAGATTCACGTCTGTGATTGGAACATACTGGAATTTCGAGAAGAAAGAATTCGCGCAGATAGATAAATAAACTTAATATAACCAAATGATAAGTATAAAGGAGGAAATATGAGTAATCAATTAGCTATATATACTGGCTATAGCGACTATGTTAGAGACTTCGGCGATGGGAACAAGATAGCACTGCCGCATGGTGTGGCGGTTCCGGTATCGGATGAGGTGGCGAGGATACTGAAAGACATAAAGGATGTCGTTCTCATAAAGGGAGTGAGTGACAAGGCTATAGACTTCAAAGAACGGCTTATCCGTGAGCCGTGGGAAGAACTTGTGAAAAGACACGGCATAAAGAAAGCTAAAGAGATACGGGAGGGACAGGATGAGCGAATTAGACAAGCAACTGGTAAAGAAACTGACGCGGGAAATTGAACAACTTAAAGCTGAACGTGCTGCGGAAAAACCGGTTTCTGCTCCGGTAGTCAAACCGAAGAAGAAGTGATATGATAAGGACTCTGGAACTTGCGCTTACGACAGACGAACACGGCGCGATTAAAGCGAGGACTAAGCGTTTGAACGGGTATTTATTGATGGTGGCACTACCCAAAAGACGGCTATGGGTAACAGAAGTAAGGATATATCCAGAAGCATACCCGGAACTGATGATAAAGATACCCAAGAAAGAGGAATCGGCATTCAGGATGAAGATGGATAGTTACGGCTTCGACGGCAGACTTTGTGATTCAAGCGAAGACCTTCCGCTGGATGGTTCGTTGATAGTCGAAGTGATTAACGCGGTTCCGGAGATGGACTTCCCGATAAGGATAATATACGAGGGTGATTTGATTGACAGCAAAAGCGGACATAAGGAATAAGGTAAAGAACAGGTTGGCTAACACACCAAGTGAGTTGACAGATACGATAATCGACGAATTCGTTGAGGATGCGCATCTGGACTTGGAGAACTTCACCGGCGTAAGTATAGACACAAGTGACATATCTTCCAGATACCAGTCGGTACTGACAGACATGACGGTCGTGAAAGTAATCGACTACATGTGCGATAAGTTGGTATCTAAGAGTATCGCTGTTGGTGGGGATGTGTCAATAAACTATGGTGAGATAGTCCAGAGCCTGACGCAGATGCGGAACAGTCTTGAAAAACGTATTGACAAGAACCTGAATATGCTCGGAGTCCACCGGACTTTCGAATATACGCAGCCTACGCCGCCTTAGTTTAAATAACCATTCGGGACAAGTTTAATAATGACGATAGCCACAGATATACGAACCGATTGGAACGGATTGATAACCGATATCGGGAACACGATAACACTGTACAATCCGACCATAACATACAACGATGAGGCTGACGTTACCGCATACACGCTCGGAACCGGGACAAGCACCACGGCGATTGTCTTGGAAGAACGCGGAGAATCATATCCGAGCGAGATAGAGGGAATAGATAACAGGCAGACAATAAGGGTATTGTTCCTCACCACAGATGCTGTGGATAATGAAACGATAATAAAGTGGGGGACTAATTACTTCACCGTCGCCGGTGGGTCATA